GATCTGTCCTAACTGTGCCAGAAGCGCACTGTGCAAATCCGTAAATGGCGCATCCCGTCTGTACATTTGCGCAAATTGCAAGACAAGACTCCAAACAGTTGAAACCATAGTAGCCATTGAGGATGGGATGACAGTCATCGAGAAGGTCAGAGAGTACCTAAACACCCACAAGAAACCAGTCACAATCACACAACTAGCAGATCGATTCCTGCTAAGCAAAACCGGGGTTCGAGAAGCTTTGATGAAATTGGAGAAACAAGGAAATGCCCAACGCCAAAAAACAGGATCAACGGACTTCTGGTCGTTCAAAGCCCAGCCCTTTGACGGCTTGGCCGTTCCCAAAGCACCCAATCCCAAACCCCGGACACCCGCCTTTGTCAGACCGATCCAGAACTCGTACCCAGCGATACGCGGATATGATGACTGAACTAGGGGAAGGGAAATGACTTACCAAACACTGGGCGAACTTATCAACGACAAACTCAAGATCAACGAGATCATGACCGAAGACCAGAAGGCAGACGACCTACAAGCCGGAGGGAACCACTACAAGGATCTAGCCATCCAGCCTTGGCACCTGATGGAAGATGTCTTAACCCGCGAGGAGTTCATAGGCTAACTAAAAGGCAACCTCATCAAGTACGCCATGCGTCAAGGTAAGAAAGACTCGCCCGACGCAGCAAAGTACAAGCACTACGTTATGAAACTCGCGGAAGTGCTGCTTGAACAATAAACTCACCCCAAAGCAGCGGGCACACATACACAGGGTCAAGGAACTACCTTGCTCTGTGTGTGACGCCTACCCCCCTAGCGAAGCGCACCACATAGAACAGAAGCTTCAGTACTGTGTGGTCGCGCTCTGTCAAGACTGCCACCGCAACTGGCACGGCACCAAGGAACTCTGGCGCATCCGGAAGATGGATGAACTAGACGCCCTCAACATCACCATCGAACGACTGATGTAAACGTTGACACCCCGTAAACGTTTACACCCTACTTCGATGACTTTCTCAGCGACTCAGCCTGTTTAGCTAGGTCGATAATCAGTAGTTGTATGGTGTCGATCTGGATCCGTTTATCCTCACCGCTCATGGTCGGGTCTTCCGTAATGAGCCGGATGTTCTGACGCAGCTTGGCCATTTGTTTTGACGTGTTGTCGTACATCTTGGCCAGTGCAACCTTGTCGCCGCGGTCTTCCATGATCCGTTGGATGTTCTTAGAGTCCCCGATAGCAGCGTAATGCCGCATGTCGGCCATCGCCTGACTGATTTCTCGAGCGTTCTCATAGAAGGACGTGACGTATTCAGACTGCGTAGCCGGCAGGGATCGGATGAATCCTAAGCTCACCCCATCCACCCACCGTTCAGCGGGGTATGCGCCCTCTTGGAACGGCGCTACGGCGTGTTTAGACGCCCAAGCTACCGTACCCCCTAGCCAGCCGAAATAAGCCTTAATCGCGTAATCTGCCTGCACAGGGCTGATCTCTCCCTTGGTGGGCAGGAACAGGTTACTGACGCCCGACAAAGCGATAGCAAGCGGGCTAGTGTTGTCAGTCTTCCGTTCTTCTTTAGACAGACGCTCCATGCCCGCGGATTCAATCGGCGCACCGGTAAACGAATCCTTGTTCGCATACAGGTCAATCAACGGTTTGAACATCTGAGGAGTGGGATTCAAGGCAAACGTATCGCCGATCATCCTGCGTAGACTGTTCTCGAGTTGTTTACCTTCCGAGGTCTCGTCGAACAGCTGCTCCGCCACCCGCTCAGCCAAGGTCCCGAACGCACCGATCTCAAACGGTTTCGGGATACGAAGCGCGTAGTCCATCCCGGGAACGCGGAACCACCAGAAGTTGTCCCGGTCCCAGTCAGTACGTTTCTTGTATTCCTCGTCATCTTTAAAGGCAAAGTACAGAGCAAGAGACGCGAGGATAACGCCGCCCGTTACTACTGAGAACGATGACGCTTTACGTTTATCGTCCATGTCAGATTCTTTGCCCGTCAAGGTGTTGTAAAACACCCGAGCGGTCGGACTGACACCATCTCTACCAAGCTTGTAAAGACCTTGGATACGAGCATTCAAGAACGGAACGATCTGAGTCAGATACCTGAACGCACCCCAAGATCCCTGCATGGAGAAGTCTAGGAGATCTCGAGCCATGAACGATGCGGTCAGATGATCGTAGCCTTGGTCCTTAAGTTTCGTATACAGGGCAATACGGTTAGCAGCTTCAGACCGGTTCCCCCACTCCTGATACTTGTCCCAAGCAACCCGCAGGCCGCTCATAATCTTGTCTTTCGTATCAAGAATGTTGTCAGGATCTACACCTTGTTTAATAAGACGCTTCACAAGCGCAGCCTGATCGCCCTCGACAATCGATCCAAAGTTGAAGATCGCACCACCTGACAGAGCGGAGATGTACCTTGGATTGTCTTTACTCGATCCTCTCCAACCGTCCAGAACGTTCAGCGTTCCGGACAACGCTTGCGCTTGGATCGAATCCCGGAACAGGTTTCGTACTTTGAACGCCGGAGAGATAGTTACACCGAATTGGAGCAGGTTCTTGAAGTCCCGCATCGCGCTGACAAACTTACTCTTCGGGCCCAAGTAACCGATAGAAGAGATCGACTCGAGCAGCAGTGGCTCGTACACCGAGAAGTAAGCAGGAATCCCGTCAATCATTACCTTGACGTTCGCTGAATCCTTTTTGCTCTCCGTCATCCAGCCCTGCAGGCTACCGTCGCCGGCCAGTTCCCCAGTAGAACGGACATACACCTGCCCGTCTTCCATGACATACGCAGACTTCAGATTAGGAGCTACGTCCCCGCTCTCCATAGCAGCATAGACGGTTTCTATCGCTGCCCGGTTCTTCATAGAAGCCGACAATATGTGGTTCCAGTTCCGGACAATGTTTTCCATCAGATCACCGAACGGACTGATACCTCCTTCGATGTTCTTGGTGAAGTACTGATTCGGAAGACCGGTAGAGTCCATCGCGGCCGACAGCATCCCGTCTTCCATCTCGCGATAGAACGGGATGTACCAAATGTCATTGGCAAACCGTTCATAACCAACAGGGTTCGCCAGCAGATCAGCAATCTTCGCGGCCTTCTGTTCTTCAGTCAGATCGTCCCGTCTACTGGTACGTTCAATCTCATTCTGGGTGGACATGATCAGCCCTTGATCAAGCGCCACCTTCAGGACGGAACGGTTCAGTACGTTCAGTTGATTTCGCACTTGGACATAAAGCTGGCGGCGATTCTTACCACCCAGATCACCATCAGCCAGTTCTTCCTTGCGCTTCATCAGTTCTTCAATGTCTTCAAACCGGGAGTTCTTCCCGTCCTTTGCGAGCTGAGCCTCACGGTTAAGCGCCATCCAGATCAGGAACCGATCTACTTCTTTTCCTACTGGAGCCAAGATCTCTTTAAGACCCTTGGTGTTCTGTTTAATGTCCAGAGCCCCATCGTGCAGATAGACTTCACCGTGGAACATCAACCCTTCCAAAGCGCCGTCTACTGTCCTAGACATACGCGCCAGCATGTACGCACGTTCGCTGTAGTCCTTGATAGTCCGGTACTGATCGGCAATCCCTTGCGCCATACGCTTCCAGAACTGGTCGCGCATCCCGACAAACTTGTCTATGACAGTCGCCCGCTGCGGGGTGTAGATCGGCACAAGCTTGTCGAACAGTTCTTTATCCACCCCTTCAAAGTTCTCCGACTTCAAAGGTGTACGTTTCTGTAAGAACTTTTGAGCCTCGTCAACGACCTTATCCACTGACTTACGAACGATCTGCTGAGAGGTCTCGTCCTCAAACAGCATCGTCGTGCTTTGGAACTTACCGTCTCCCTTGATGATGCTATCCAAGGCTTTCAACAGCACCGCATCAGAGGACAGACCGAAGATCCCTTTGATCTTTTTAACGAACTCTGACAGCCAGTTCTTGAGCCGGCCCCAAGCAGTGTCACCAAGATCGAAGCGATTCTGGACTAAACGTGTCGCGTTAACAGCCCAGTATTCAGA